ATTATAAACTACTGTGGTACAGCCGGAGCATCTGGATTAGTTGGTAGTCCAGGTACAGAAGGATCTCCAGGGCCTGGAGCAGGTTGATTAGTAGTACTAGTAGGTGCTTTCATTTCTAGTGCAATAAATATTGCATTTCTTCTTCGCTCAGGAGACAGATAGGGTACTTTTATTTTTTCCATGTCTGGAGGAAAAATCATATCTTGGAATGCAAGTTTTGCCCATTCACTAGAAGCCCAAGCAGTTCCTGATGGCATCTTAGTAACGCCTTTTTTGAAACCAATAGCATCTCGTAAACTTTCACCACCTAAGGCTCCGTTTGTTAAACTATCAAGGACTTGCATAGAACTGTTTGCTAAATTTCCTATGCCTCCTATAAAAAAGACACCTCCACTTGTGCTTGCAATATATTTGGCAAGTTCCATTTGTACAGTTGGATTTGAAAGGGCATAAAGTGCAACAAAAAAAGCACCTTCAGTAACTATAGCTGTAATAATAGCAGGTACTGTTCCGGCTCCTGTTACCAATGCGCCTGCCTGAAATGCCCTTATTGGAGCTCTTAGTAAGTTTATAAATGATTTTGTTAATTTAGCAGATCTTAAAATTGCAACAATACCAAGAATAACTTGAGTTGAATATAATCCAGTAATTACATCTAGTAATTCTTGTCTACCTTCAGGACTTTCAAAACTGTCTTCTGGAGCTGTTAACACCTGATCATAGTTAATAACAAATGTTTGATAAAGTAAGTATTGAAATCCAGCAAACCCTCCGAACCTTCCAAGAGCTTGCCACATTTTGCCATTAACTATTTTTAAGAATCTCTGGGCACCAGGTGCATTAGCTCCTTTTGCCTTTACTTTGTCAATGTAAGCATCTATTTGACTCTTAGACATTGACCTACCAATGTTAAAGCTAGTCATTAGTTTACCAACGTTTAATATTTTATAACTATCTTTAGGTAAAACTTTTGATGCTTGCTTAAAAGTCATACCTTCTCTGATTGACTTTGCAACACCTGCCGCTAATTTAGGATCTTTGAATCTAACAGAACGATTTACTTTTTTTCCATTTTCTGTTTCTTGAAAAGTAACAACAAACTTGTCTTTGCCAACCATTTGTGATGAAACAGTTTTATTATCTATTGATAAGTTTCCTACTTTATTAGATACTTTTAATTCTTTTACTGAAGGAAGAGCATTTATTTTTTTATTATCAGCTTTACTTGCAAGCTTGTTTGTTGCAACATTTTTCCACTGAGCTCCAAGCCATGTGAACTTGTTACCGTCTATTTCTACGACAGTTCCTTTTGGTACTTCTTCGTTTATAATCTGTATTATTTTCATTCAGAGTTGTTCCAACTGTTATGTATGTATTTATATATTCTAAGATGAACGATGTTCATCTGTGTTTTCGCTTTTGCTCAAACACATTTTTATTATAATTTAAGTGCGAAGCACTTATGTTTCATACAGATAAATTGGTCAGACGGAACCTACTAGCGGTTCCACCTTCTCCAGCTTCATACGAGTAGCATGGCCGAGATCGGAAGTAGGTGTTTGACTTTGCTACTGGGCTCTGACCTTTCCCAACCTACGTCGACATCACACTAATTTAGTGCTATCCCTCGCTTCGTTCCTATAGCTAAAGGGTTTTCGTAGCATACAGCCTGTTGGACGATACCACTCCACCGGCGACGAGCATTACCTCGGCTGGATTTTGGCTTTTAAACAGTGTCCTGATGTGCCTTTAAATTTTCTCTAAGTATGTTTGAACCGCCTACTCTTACATTGATAATACCATTATAGTATTCATCTGTTTCCAGTACACGTCTTTCAAATTGTTCTCTTGCCTCTAAGTATGACATTTCACCGCGAGACTTACAAAAATAAAGTATTTCTCGAGTAAAGTTTTTTTGGCCTAAGTTTTTTACATCTTCGTTCAGTCTGTCTGAACTTCCCCAGTATTCACGCCAGTCACTTTCTTTATGACCTCTGCGTTTGTTTTTTTTGCCTTTTAATGGTGGCTTGGTTGTTTTAAATTTTGCTAGTTTCTTGCCTACATACTTACGGTTATCTTTTAAGTTTGTTATTAAGTAAACAAATCCTTCATATACATCTGAAATTTCTTTAACTTGTTTTCCTTTATATAACCAACTCATACTTTATGTATACAAACCGTTTTATTTTTTTGTCTTTTTTGATTTACCTATATTGCCTGCCCATTTACCAGATGCTCTTATATCTTCAAGTACAATGTCGTATTTTTCTTTAATTTCGTTTTGCCTTATTTTTGCTAAGTCACGTAGTTTTCTTAATAACTCTCTAGTATTTCTTTTTGTTCTTAGACTAGGAGCTCTTTCAAATTGTTCGTTTGCCTTAAAGTATTCTAAATATATTTTTACAAGTTGATCATGTGTATCATCGTTCATTCTACTATGTCCACATCATTTTCATAACTTGTAAAGCCGTTTTCTTTTATAACTTTCATAACATGATTAACACGCCCAACAAGTTCGTCTTTATGAGAAATTAGAAAAACATTTTTTCTTCTTTCTCGACCCATTCTTTTCAATACAGCTAAAGCACCTTCTACTCCGGCAGTATCCATTCCTGAGTCTATTAGCTCATCAATAAAAAGTAAGTTAACACCTTGATATAATGATTCCCAAACGTCACGGAATGCAAAACTCATACCTAGTATTAGTCTATTACGTTCGCCTCTTGATAAATTATCAAAGTCTAAATCCTGTCCTAATTGTGTAATTTCTACACTCAAATCATTTTGAAATAAAACCTGATGCGGTAAGCCTAGTTTGTCTAAATAGTATGTAAGTCTGTTATTAAGATATGCTAAGTTTTGATCGATTATCTTTTTTCTTATGAAAGAATCTTTATTTGTCAATAGCTTTAATAAAAACTCCTGATGATCTTTTAAATTAGTTAGTTCGTTTACACTATCCCAAACTATAGCTTGTAGTGCAGTATTTGTTAAATCATCTATCTGTCCTTGATAAGGATCTTCTTCTTGCTCTTTACTTACTAGTGCTTGACGTAAATTATCCACGTTGTTTCTATGTTCATAAGCTTCTTTCGCTGTTTCATAAAATGTTGTTGGCTTACCATTTATATCGCCTATTTCATTTAAAAAAGACATAGTAGCATCTAGTTTTCTAGTAACTTCTTTTTCATATGCTACAGCATCATCAAGTTCTTTTTGTTTTCTTTCTTGTATTTCTGCTTTTTTATCACCAGGTAAAGCTTGCCCACAAGTATAACACACAGCGTCATCGAGATCTTGTGTATCTTTTTGTGCTTTAGTAACACTTTTATTTGCTCTCATTAGTGCGGCTTCTAATGTTGCTTTTTCTTTGTTTAAACTTGTTAATCTATTATTATGCTCAATCCAGTTTGTAAGTTTTTCGTGAGAATCTAGTTCGTTATTAATATCTAACTGCTCTAATTCTGTTATAGCACTAGAAAATTTTTCAATATCTATATTTTGCTTAGATACCCAAGCTTTTTGTCTACTAGCTAATTGATTTATGCTTTCTTCGATCTTTTTATTGCTTGCTTCTATTGCATTTATTTTAATTGTTTCTTCGGCGATACTATCTTTTGTTGCTTTTACCTTTTCTCTTAGTACTTCTGCCTTCTCGGTTAGTATTGTTATACCAAGTAACTGTTCAATAATAGCCCTTTGATCGTTAGCTCGCATACTTAAAAAAGGTTCGGTGTATGTATTCAATGCAACAACGTGCTTGAACATATCATGACTCATACTAATTAGTGAATTTATATCTTCTTGAGTCTTTCTACTATCTCCTTGTGACTCGTTAGTTAAATCGTCCTCTTGTTCATGTTCATTTATATAAAATTTAAGAACATTTGGAGATCTTCCTCGTTCAATTCGATATTTGTTGTTATTTTTTTCAAAATTTAAAGTAACAAGCATACCTTTTGAGTTCGTTTTATTGATAAGATTGTTACGTTTTATGTTAGTAAGAGCCGTGCCGTACAATGCATAACTTAATGCATTAATGATGGTTGTTTTACCTGTACCATTACGTGATCCAGTATCGTCACCACCCTGGTCTAGGTTCTCTCCTAGAACCAATGTTAGTTGTTCTTTATTAAAGTCGATAGCCTGTGTAACATTACCTACACTCATAAAGTTCTTTACTGTTAGGTCTTTTATTTTTATCATGCTAACTCGTTATAAATGTCTAATAGCAGTTTCTTATTAAACTGTTCGCTGTCGATTGCTTGTATTTCGTTGCTTACTATTTGATCAACACTTTCAAATTGCTCAATATCCAGTTCAGTATTAATCTCTTCTAGGTGTTTTTGCGGTATTAGCGTAATTTCTCTACATTCGTATTGATCTATAAAGGTTTCTTTTACATAACTTGCTTCTTCATAACTTATAGGCAAATCTAGTGTTACCCTTAGATACATATTTGGTTTGATTAACGTGTCTTTCTCATCAATTAGTTGAGATAGCTTTACTGTTCTATATTTAGGACAGTCTATCCAGTCAATATACTCTGGTTCTTTGTTATTTTCTCTATCAAGTATCATCATTCCACGTGCATCGTCCCATGCATCAGCATAATTGTGTGGAAATGCATTACCAATGTAGTGTATTTTTCCTTGCTTTTGTCTTTTATGGAAATGTCCACTAAACACATACTCTTGATTTTTAAAATGTTCAGCTTTTAGTTCACCGTGGTCTGGCATCTGTACCATAGCGTTCATATAAAAACTAGGAAGTTCAAAATGACCAAACAAATACTTAGATTGTAGCTTCTCTATACGGTGCCATTCGTCACCTACTAACCAAGGAACTAACGCTACATCCTCTTTAACCAATATATCTTCTATAACAGTAATACCGGGTATATGTCTAGCAAACTCTGTAGACTTTACATCACGTTTGTCTTTATAGTACAAATCGTGATTACCGGCAAACATATAGAAGTTTTCAAACGATTGACCTAGCTTTTCTAAGCATCGAATTGTATGATCCATAGTAGTTAAATTTAAACTATTACGGTTATGATGCCAATCTCCACAAAATATACCAGTTTCGCAATTATTTGCTTTGGCTGTGTCAATATACCAATTAATATAATCTTCGCAATCCTGATTATGGACACGAGAATTACCTTTCATACCTAAATGTAGGTCTGTAAAAACTGCTGATTTTTTAAACAATAGAAGACTCCGCTTTGAGTATAGTATAAACTAAAATAGATAAAAGAGCAACCTTATTATTTTTTAATCTCTGCTTCTCTCCGCAATGCGGCTTCCCATTCTCCTGCGTGTTGTCTTGTATGACTTGGTTTTAGCTCGTTCATCTCTAAAATATCATCTCTAATGTTTTGATTACGTTTTTCTAAGTTAATAACTCTAACAAATGAATTAGTTACAGCCGCAGTGTAGTATGCAAACGGGTTATTAGACTTGGATTCATCAAACTGTAGTCCTATTTGTGATAATTGTAATATTGCTTGCCCTTTCATTTCGTCATTATAGGTATAACCTCTAACATTTC